ATTCCTGCGGAACTTTAATGACATACCGGTCGCAAAAGCACAGCTTGAACTATGCACCACCCAAGTACCCAGCAGCTTTGGCAATGGGCACACCATACCGCGCCACCTTTTCGGCGATATCCAACACTCCATTGCCTGCGGCGAGAGCATGTTGCATATGTTTGTGCCATGTGGTGTCTGACGTGGGTTTATGAGACGAGCACGCTGCATAAGCAGGATTGCTCGGATCAAACCGCACACGCCATTCACAACACACTAAAATTTGCAACTTGACGCCATCAGGGTTGTAAACGAAGATAGGATTGAACCCAGAGGGATGCACGGGGTGAGGTACAGTAGAAGAAAGATTGGTTGTATGGTCAGAGTACTCCTTAAGAGTAGTGAAGTTGGCCAATTCACTCATGTTATTGGGTATAGCGTCGATTTGGACGCCTCTCAGCGCGAGCTTGCCAGCAGAACAAATACGAGGATTCGAATAGCTAACAAGCTCTTCCGCGAGCAGCTGCCAAGTCTCAGTCAATACGCCTTCTTGAACGCTGACCCTATTCTTACACCGACCAATATACACGGCACCAGAAGAAGTCTGCAACGCCTCCGGATTCATGATCTGGATAGAGAAAGCAGCAGGTGTAACAGACGCCGCCTTCCATGACCCACTAATCATAGACTCGAAGGCATAATATTTAGCACCGCCATTAGTGTTCTTGGGATTGCTGAGGGCTGTGTTTGCAGTCAAACTGAACAAATTAGACCACTGCCCTGCGTCCGCTGATCCATCAAGGTACGGTCCGAACAACGCAAATTTGTTACCATCACCTGCGTCAACATCAGGGTTCCAAATGGCCGTCGTCCGAATGGTAGCATAAGGAGCAACTGCGCGAGGCAAAGCAAGATGTACGGGTGAGAACGCATCCCAACATGCTGATTCAGCAATACCAGCTCGCTTCCGACGTTGCCAACGATTGTTGGGCCTTGAATTCGCAGACGTACGACGTCGATTCCCCCAACGACGGCCCGCAGTAGAACCGAAAGCCTTCGGGACAGCAGCAGCAGCACCCTGTTGGACTCCCGTCACTAGGACCGCGTCGCTGGGCGAGGAACGCCCCCATCGGCGTGGCATTTCTTAACGATGCAGTTACAAAGCTTGTAAGATAAATAAGCTAAAATGAATAGAACAAGCATGAATTCTTGTTTAAGCGATTTTCATGGCTACAAATAGGACGGTCGCCAGCCCGTCAGATGATTAAACATGCATTAATCAACTAGCTACTACGCGCCCCACAGCATCTCAACACAGCACGTGTCGGTACCTTTAGCGTGAGGACCTAAATGCTTCTTAAACTTAGCGAGGGCATCAGGAGTATTGCGCACGACGTACATCAATGCATCAACTCGCATACCAAAATCCTCGCTGCGACAGTTGGAAAGCAAATTAAAGGCCAGCTTAAGCGGCCTATCATATGAGGCAGTGCACGTTGTGCGATTAATGTGGTGGGATGTGAAGGGTACTAAATTAGCGTCCTGCACAACAACGTCACGGCTCCGAGTGCCAAATGCCTTAGCGGCCTCAGGGTCGAAGCCAAGATCCGCTGCCATGTCATCACCGTTGGCAATGACTCTGTCAGCCCCGCTAGCTCGAGCCTGTCCGACTCTAGAGAACGTGTTGTCGCTTGTAGTGGAACACTGTCCCGACCCGTTAACACCTTCTTTCTCGCAACGCCAAATGTCGCCTTTGCACTCGCACACGTGTTTGTAGTTGACGTGTCCTAGCGTCATGATCAACCTAGCCACCGGCTCAGACTTGCAACACGCTACCCTGCGTTTAGCAGCATTGATGTGAGCTTGTTTGTCCATGGTGAAGTCCCACATGCTTGCGTCGCACGTGATCAACTCCGTAGCGTCACCAAACAGCTCCTTCAATGTGCGGCACAGTTGTTTTATGCCTTCGTCGTGGTGGCCCATGCCAGCTGCTGAGTGCAGCGTTTTGCCGCATTGGTAATTCTCAATATCCCTAGCGTTGACAGCCTTATGCAAAAGTTTCTGCACCAGGCAATCTATCACAGAACATATCCAAATCAACCTCCAACGGCCCAATTTCGCTTTCTCAGGCTTGTGGCTCTCAGGCTTCACAGTGACTTCCAAAACGTCTTTCAGCCCATACTTTACCACAGTTTCGGGTGAGTAATCCTGTACAAACCGCGAGTGAATCAACATCAGCACCAGCCTGCATTGCACCAAATCAATCAAGACTTGAAACATCTGCGGGTCCTGAACCCACTGCCTCTTGCTGAGGGAGCGGAATCGAGCAGATACGCCTGAAGAAGAATCCTGCAGGGTGGCGGCCTGTTTGTACCAACCTTCAAAGCCTCGCTCAGCGTGGCTTTCAATGGGTGAACAATCAAACACCTCCATGCCTTTCTCCAGCGCCCGATTCCAATCATCTTCAGTGGCAGGCGGGCTCTCAACGCACGCCAAGCCTGCGTGTGCACGCATGCTATCAAGAATGTTCTTGCGGCTGTTTTCAGGAGTGACCCAATCCTCACCATCGTAACTCAAGTCCTTGATCAACTCACGCACCGCGGCTTCTCGCGCCTTGGCTGCGTCGCTCAAGTTCTTAGGCGGCTTCTTCCTCCTCTCAGGCGTAGTAGGCGCTCGCTTTCCGTCGATCCTGTACTCGCCGATCTTCGTGAAAAATGTGTTGCCGTTCATGTCTGGCAGAGTTTCTTCAGATGAAGTCTCCGTAAACATTGTGACATTGTGGTAATCACGATAAGTGGCGAAGGCAGGAGTTGAAACGACGTACTCGTGAACAGCGTCTGCGCCGTACTTGTCAACAGCCTCATCGAGCTTTCCAACAAAACTAAAATCAGAATTGAGCACTTGACGCTTAACGTCACTAAAATCTAAACTCAATGCAACAGCCGAAGCAGCGGAAGCACAAATCGCTGCACGTGCAATAACACTGCTCAAAGGTTTTGGGCTACATTGCACAAGCTCGTCATCTTCAGCAAAAGAAGGAGATGAGACTGCAACATCGTCACAAGTCCCAGGCTCTGAACAAGCGTCATCAAAACAATCGTCATCGGTGGATTCAATGACTGGGTCGAGTTTCAAGCCAGGAGCCACGGTCAGAACTGGAGGTTCGCAACTCTCACCGTACCAGTGCTCATCTGGCATCTGGTCCCGGGTTCTGCGTCCATAGCGTTTCCCAACGTGCATATCAACCGGATCATAGCGATCACCATAGATCATCTTTGTGATTTCGTCTTGTGTCGTCTGCCACATCTCTTCGCTGTCGAGATAGTTGCGTTCGATCTCATCGTAGTCAAGAGGTTCCTTACAGTTCTTGTCAAAGTCGTAATCAAACGACTCACCGACACTCAAACCAGCGAGTTTCCTCAAGACAGAGTAGGTGGTGTCAAAATACAAGTCATTCTTGCGCATGAAGGAGAAAATCACGCCAAAATCGATGCCAATGTTGTACTTGCCAACCAGCTGACTCATCCTTTCTCCAGGACGTGACACATGAAATCCAGTGTACTTCGGAACTCCACCAACAAATCTGCGGTACACACTTCCGCTCGCGCCAGGTTCAGTGGAAATCGAAGCGACGATGATTCCCGCCTTCTCGGCACGGGTTACTTGTGGTTCCAGCTGACCCTTAGACACGAACAAACTGCCCTCAACCCCCTGGCCAAAACACATGTCAATTGGCCCAGGCATCACAGGAGCAAAGTCTTTGCTTGACAAAGCCTTAGCACCAATGGCTGACCACTCATTGGCAGTCAACGGAGCAACAGCAAAATCAAAAGCACTGCCAGTGTAGCACTTTTCTGGCTTAAGAAATCGGCTGGTTTCTACTCTCACACCAACGTTAACTGTGTTACCACCTGTCAAAACCACAGCTTCCTTGTGGAGTAAAGCGTGGGCAGTGATAACCGCGCAACCTGCAATATTTAGGCCCATGCTGTCGTACACACCTGTTTCACCATTGACCTTGAAAGTTCCCTTCCATAGCTTCTGGTCCACAGTGCGCTCGTAAGCTGCGCCCGCAATGGCAGATTCTCCACACCCGACTTTGTTGAAAACTGCTTCTTTCCATAGAGGCACGTACTCACCACCAAGGCCGTAGCCACCATTTCGCTCTAAACGTTGGAGGAAACCCCCATATTCAGCGGGAAAACGATAGTAAGCCTGGAGCACGCCAGAACTGTCAGGATGCATGAAGAACCCTTCAGTGCTGGGAAACACGTCGCGCTTCTCAACCCTCCTGAACGGACAGTACATCAACTTCATACACGCTCGCACACGTTTTGCATTGTAGGCCAAGGCAGAATAAACGCGCCCATAAAGATCCGTGACGTAGTCGACAGACAACCTCGTGAGGACGAGCGTCGCGAAAACGATACAAAGTGTTTCTGCGATAGTAGCACCCATTGTTAAAGCCGGTTCAGACCTTACTTAGACAATGGCACAATACCACAACGAAGATAATAGTGTAACGTAAGAGTAGAGGTGAAAAGTATGAAACTTTAA